TGCCACATACCCATCCGGACAATCCGGAAGTCTTGCCGCCGTTGAGGAAGTACCCTCATTGCCAGCAACAACCGTACATGCCGTACCAAACTGCGCCGCTACAAGGTACTTTACATAGGTGGACTTGCTCTGCGTCCCTTTCGGGAGGTAGATGTTGTCCTGTGCCACAGCAGTACCGTAACGCCCATTGATGCACAAGGCAAGAGCGGTATTCAGCTTAATGCCAGCCGTGCCGCCGGTTCCAAGCCAAGCCGCACCGATTCCCCCCGTACCACCCATCGTACCGTTCGTACCGCTAACCACACGGTTCGTGATACCCTGAATGGCCCTTCGGAACGATTCCCAAGGCATTGCGGGATAAATCTTTCGGGGCGAAGCCTCTCCTGAAAGAGCCGGATCATCAAATTTTCTGTAAGCCATCTTCAATCCTCCATCTTTAAGTTGCGTTGTCCAAGTCTTTTATCGTCAATTGGCGTACCGGCTTGGATGAGCAATACGCATGCGTTATTTAGGGTCAACCATCCCTTAATCCGTGCAGGCGCACTCGTAAACCGCCATCCAAGCGTCATTGAGAATGACGGTTGTCTGCATCGTTTTCCAAGACACCGAACCTCTCTGCCCCAACGGGTCAGATTTGGACGGAACAGGGTTAATCACGATCGGCGTGATCGAATATTTGCCTTTGAGGGCGATCAGCCCGTAGGCATCCTTGCCAAAATACATCACAGGATACACATCACATCCAGCACCCGTGTTCGTAATCTTCCCGGTAGTCGTTCCCGATCCACCGTCATCATAAGGCGTGAAGATCGTGCTTTTAAGGTAACGAACATCCTCACAAGCTCCGATTTCGGTTTCCCATCCCTTCACGCTCCCGTAATCCGCAACCGAAGTAAAACCGGTCAGACCACGAATATCGGAGGTAAGATCGACATGGGTAACGCCGACAAACGCCGGAAGGATGGATTCCGTATTGAAGTTGGGAGTGGACTTCACGATGGAAGTGATGTGCTGAGCCTCCTGACGCTCAAGCGCCCGAACGATTTTCCGCTGATCCGCACGGGAAATAACCGCAACGACAGAAGTCCTTGCTCCCACCGAATTCGCATAAAACACGTTCGTACACGCTTTTAAAATATTATAACGGAGCGTTTCAACCGTCTTTGCCGCCTGTTCACCGGAAACTGCAATCGCTTCCTGAAGAACCGGATCCTCATGGGTATCCTGAATGATGTCAGTAATCTCCACAAGACCACCGTACTGATACAGCGTTGCCGTAATATCAGTAGCGGTCAGCTTTTCGCTGGTCGGAGTCACGCCTTCCGTGAGGGGCGTAGTTCGCAGACCAAGAGAATTGTAACGTCTGAATTTCATGGACTGCGTTTTGTTCGCAGGGAGAGACTTGGACTGTCCAAACTTCTCAAGGCAGAGATAAGGCATCGCCCTTTTAAGCAGATCCACAACCACATATGCCGCAGTTCGGGGAGTAATGTCCCCGTAAGTTGTCATTGCCATTTGTTAACCTCCTGTTTTCTTATTCAACGCTTCATCGAATGCAGAATCAAAATCATCAGCATTAGTAAGTGAGGGATTTACGGCACCACGCCTTGATGTAACCGACTTCAAAGCCGCCTTCTTTTCCTCCCTTTTCCTGTCCATATCGACAACATTCTGCTTCCCATCAACTTCAATCCCGTTTTCTTTCTTGAAATCATCGAGGAATTCAATTACATCATCCGTGTTTCCTTTACTGTAGATTTCCTTCAGCCGAGGTTGCATGTACTTTGGTTTTGCCTCAATCCACTTTTCAATTGAGCCATCATCACGATGCTTCTCAAAGTCACTATGCTTTTCACGGATTTTGCTGAAATGCTCCTCTTCTAACCGCAAGTCCTCCAAGGACTCTGCCTTCTGGACGGCAACTTTTCCGCTTTCCGAAGCCTCCTTGAGCTGTGAAACAATTTCATCTTTCCACCCAAGAAATTCTTTCCTCAGCGCCTTGAAAGCTTTTTCTCGCCTTTTGCCCTCCATCCTTGATATTACATCGAATTCCGAATCGTATTCCTCAAATTCTGCCTTTTCCTCCGGACTAAGGCCATCAATGAATTCGTCCGAAACCGATGGTTTCTTCTCCGGTGTTTCCGGAGCTTTAACCTTTTTTGCTTCCTCTAATTGAGAAAGAAGTGTCGTTCTCTCTGCTTCCCATTGCTCTTTGTCGTGCTTGTAAATTCCCTGAAGCGACTTCCACCTTTGTTCGTGAGTTTCCTCTTCCTTGTTTCGTGCCTCTTCCGCCGCTTTTTCAGCTTCCGCCGCTTTATTATCTTCTTCGTCTTTTTTCGCTAATTCTTCTTCCTGCCCCTCATCAGATTTTTCGCCAACCGCCTCATCAAATACCTCATCAAAATCTTGCGCCTGATTTTCTATTTTCCCCTCGTTTTCCATAATCCCCCCAATTAAAATAAAAAAGCCACCTTGGACTTTCGTCCGAAGTGGCTTTTGTTCCCTTCAGTTCTTTGGGATTTAAGCGTTTACTTAAGAGCTGTCTGGAGTTTCCTTTTCATTCCATCTATCGCCCTCAATATGTCTATGATTTCTTCCTTCCTCATGATTACATGAGTTGCAGTACCAAAGTAACCATTTCCATCGGTTAAAACGCTTGTAACTTGCTTCTTTCCTGTGTCACTTACCACACTTTGCAACATTAATCAAGCCCTTTTTTGAATGAGGGAAGTCCCTTTGTTATGTAGCTGTGCAATAGCTTTAATTCCCTAATACCGCCTTGATTTCGCTTGATTTCTTCGCTGTCTAACGTGTCATTTTCGGCCCTTAATTCATCGATCCTCACCCCAAGATACTCGGATGCCGCTCTCATAGCGATATCATTACGCATTTCGTAAATTGTGCCAAGTAAAGCTACTTTCTCATTCATGGCTTCACCTGTTTGCCTTTCGGTTTAACTGGCTTCTTCATTCCAGCGGCCTTTTTAGCCTTCATCATCTCTTTTTTCATCTCCATGTCGGCCTTTGACTTCTGTTCTTTAAGCCCCATCTCATGCCGCATCTTTCTTTCCTTCTGAAGCACCGTCAAGTTCTCCTGATCGAGTTTCATCCTGTGATCGGCTTGCTTCTGCCTCATTTCCTGATCGTGTTTCTCTTGCGAATGCATCATTTCTTGCTCTTTTTTGGCAACTTCCGCATTTTTAGACGCTACTTCCGCATTTTGAAGTTCCGGGTTAACCGCTTCCTGTCCTTCTGGAGGCGCTTCAGCCTTTTTGATTGCTTCAACGTTCTTTTCTTTAGCTTTTGTGAGCTGTGCCATCGTCTGAGCCTGTTTGTACCTGATTTCGGTTTCAATTTGAGCATAAAGAAGCTGTTGCATACGGCTGTTTTCACGTTCCTCACGAAGTTTTTGTGCTTCTTCTTCGGTTCGCATCTTAATATTAAGGTCAAATGTCTTCAATTTCTCTTTTACAAACTGTTCTCTCGGTATATAGTCCCAATCTTCCGGAGTAATTGTTTGCTGAAGCTGGTTCAAGAGGTTCATCCTGATTTCCTTCATGACCAAACTTGAAACACCCCTTGCTTTTACGTTAAAATCACCTTTTATGTCCTGTCTTACATTGAATTCCATGTTCCATGCGTACAAATCCCTGATGATCTTCTCTGTAAAAGCATCAAAATTCTTCACAACATCCTTAATTGAAATTGTGATGGTTGCCATCCGGCCTGATGTTGCCTGTGCAGTTTCGTTATTTACCATCTGGCCGATCATCCAAGTGGGCAATGTCGTTTCTTCATCGCCAAACTGCTTAAAAGCCTCTACGATTTTCAATAATTCCTCTATATGTGAATCGAACGACAGCGCCCTGATCGCTGGGTATTGGGCATCAACACCCCTGCCTTCACGGTACCATATTTTCCGAGGGTAAAATGAGTTAAGATCGGTATCAGGCGTGCAAAGTTGCCAGTTTACTTCAACTTGTGGGCCAGCAACACAGGCCGCATTGTCTAAAACCATCCTCGCACCGGCCGCTATCGCTATCTGGGAATGCCTCATGATCCTCGCCAACCCCTCCCCGAAGATCGAGGTTTCATCTTTTTCGTAATAAAATACCTTATATTTGTCCAAAGCGGCATCGAATAAGGATGCTTTTATGATTTTAGTGCCTAAAACCCATATATTCGCACCATATTCTATCTCAGGATCGTCAATATTAACTCCACACGCCTCAAGATCAGAGCCGTCCACGTAGCCCCAATACTCAAGAACCTCGTATTTGTTCCCCTGTTGCCTGTAAGTAGAGCTTGTCCTTGTGTCTGTTGCACTTGATTGAATATAACTAAAGCCCATCTTCCCGGCTCCCGCCTCCACTTCAATTACCTGCAGGTCAACTTCCCAATTTTTGGCAACATAATCTCCATCCGGTTTAGACCGTATATGCTCCAGTATGTTATCCTTATAAAAGTCCTTTCTTTTTGTAAGCGTCCGAAGATCATGTTTCGTCATAATGTGCCGCTGGAACGAACCGGACATTTTATCTATGTCCGTAACGGTCATGTCTGGATACCAATCCCAAATCCTCACTGCTTCAAAGAAAGGAACCTCTTCCCTCGACAGCTTTTCCTCATAATCCTCCGTCCCAGATATAGGCTCCCATCGCCTCTTGTCACGTTCTTGGATCATCGGCCCTTTCATTATTCCTGTCCCGTACATAAGGCCGGATCGCAAAACCTTCTTTGTTTCCTCCGGATATTCCATTTCAATAAGCTGATCGTCTATCACGCTCGACATTGATTCACATTTTTCGTCAGCATATTTTTTGATTGCAAGTCTTAAATCTGTCGGACTCGGAAGAACCATTTCACCTGTTTCCGTCTGCTTTACAAGCGTCATCGCAATTGCCTTTACGGTCTCTCTTGCGATTCTCGGCTCTGGTGTCGGTTCAATCGCCCAATTCTTGTCGTTTTCAGGGAAGAGCATTTCATGGAGGCGGGAAAGAACGATGTTCACCTTTGATCTGGTTATTTTAGGGTAAACTTTTGAATTATTAACCTCTATCTTTACACTCGGGTCATACAGGCCCTTATACTGTCTTAAACTTTCGAGCCATTCCAATTCCTTTGGCCGCCTGTACGATTCAGCTATTGTAAATTGGTTTTTAAGACGGAAACCAAACGCCTCCATTACCTCTGAATTGCGTTCTTTTTCCTGAAAGGCTTCTTTTACCTGATCCATGTTGCCCCCTTTTGCCCAACGTTGGGCTTAGTAACCAGCCTCATAGCTCGCCGGTCTGTATTCCCGCCTTTTCATTGTAGCCTGAAACGACTTCCATCTTTTATCGCTTGCTTCTTTTTCCGATATATACATGCAAAGCATCTGCAGTGAATCCGACACATGGGAATAGAAGTTTTTTACAGGCATTGGCTTATATTCATCTCCCGTTGATTTAGGCTCCCGCTCATAATGGTAAGCGCCATTCAACGCCTTCCTCAAGAAATGGCAATTCGGTGAAAGCAAAAAGCTTGGCTCACCCTGCCACATCTTGTTCAAAAACGCTTCAACCGCCGAAATGCGTGGTAAAATCGCATTCGTTGGTGCCGGAACCACATTCGATAAGCCAATTTCTCTTGATTGCAGTACCTCGAAGCAAGTGGATTCATCCGTTGGCATTCTGGAAACCCCCGACGGGTCGCCAAATCCCATGACTTTAAGCCCAAAATACTTCCTCCTTAAAAGAGGCAATAATTGGTTTTCACAAAACTGCCTTAACCCCATCCCGTCCGAAACAAGCTCATCCAATATTCTCAACTGCCCCATCGGACTTACCTGACCTATTGCACAAGCCGGTTGAAGCCCAAAATCGAATCCTACAATCACATCAAGGCCCTTATCCGGCTCAAGCTCACGGTCTGCAACATGGACATTATCAACAAACGACTGGAAAACAGGCTTTCCACTAACCAGATACCCGTATTGACCGTGGATATAAATTCTTTTGTACATCTCGTCCTTGCCTTTGGCAAGGTTCTGGTAGTATCCTTTCGGCAGATGCTTGGTGTTTTCGGCTCTCGCAGAAAGACCGGAGGGCTGTTTATACATCTTCCAACCTTCCGGCCTTGCTTTTTCGAACATCTTGTATAGATATGAATCTTCGTCTGGCGGGTTTGTGTCCATTATCATCCCGTACCACGTAGGCCAGCCGTCCCTTTTTGACGGATACCGCCCGATACGCCCATCCATCGCCTCTATGATCGACCTTGGGATTTCTCGCGCTTCGTTGAACCATGCGGAAGTTATTTCAAGAGAAAGCAGATTTGACACCTGATCCGGCCTATCCAAAGCCCTGAACAGAACTTCAAGATGAATCCCCGGCAACTTAGTGATGATATACATATGGTCTGTAACCCTGTACTCACCAAACAGTTTCGGGGGAAACCAATCATGGAAAGTCCTGATTGTGGTATCCTTTAGCTGACCGTATGAGTTACGAACCACAGCCCATCTTGATCGGCGGATTCCGTCCGGCCCCGGTTCTTGAAGGCTTGCCCTTCTCATGATTTCCATCACGCACGCCGAGGATTTACCGGAACCGAACGGCCCCATCACACAACGGACACGACTGTTATCCAACGTGAATTTCCGCAGTGTTGCGACATCGGAATAATCATATAAAACCTGATACGGCTTTTCCATCAGTTCATCATTTCCGCCTGATCGTGTTCTACTTCCTGTAAAACCGCTTTCGTTGTCACTTTCTCATACAGA